AGGCCCTAAATGGGTGATAAAGGCGGACGATGAGCCGGTTGCTATCGGCGGTTTCGTCCCGCAGCGGCCGGGAGTTTGGCGGGATTTCATGCTGACCACACCAGATGCTTGGGAGAAGCATTGGTTCCCGATCACTCGTATTGCACGGCGCGCGATGAATGCCATGTTCTTGAGCAAGCAAGCCCACCGGTTGGAATGCATAGCGCCTGCTGCCCGACTGGCTACCAGACCTGAGATTGTGGATTGGTATGGCGTACTAGGCTACAATCGCGAGGCCACACTTTACGGATATTGCGCCAATGGCGCCGATGCTGTTCTATTTTCAAGAGTGAGGCACTAATGGGGACGGGTAGCTCAGCCGCCAACGCGGCCAATGCGGCAAACGCGCAGCAGCAGAAAGACATTACCGACTCGGTTAATCAGATTACCTCTGCGTACGATAACCCCAATCGTGCGAGCCAATATAAGCAATATCAGAGCAATCTGAGTAACTACTATACCGGCCAGGTCAATAATCAAGAGGCCGTGAATGCGCGCAATTTGCAATTTGCCAATGCGCGAAGCGGTTTGACTGGCGGCTCTGCTGCGGTCGATAGCAATACGCAGCTTCAGAAGGATTACACGCAAGGGTTGCTCAACGCCTCGCAACAGGCGCAAGCCGGCACTTCCGCGCTTGAGCAGTCGGATGTGAATGCTAAGAATCAGCTTATCGGTTTGGCGCAGCAAGGCAACTTCACAGGCGCGATACCGACACAAGTAGCACAGTCGCAGAACGCCTCTCTGGGAGCTGCACAGAATTACGGTCAGGCTAACAACTTAGGCAACGTGTTTGCAGGCACGGCCGGTATATACCAGAATGAGCAGACGGCTGCGGCGAATCGCAAAGCGCAGTCTTCACCAATCGGGAGCCTATACGGTGGGTAGTTCTAATTTTTTCTCCAAAATAGCTAGCATTGACCCTCTGGCGCAGGCTTTGAATCTGCCGGGCGCTCATAAGTATGCGCAGGCGCAGGCACAGGCCGTGCAGACGAATGCAGGGCCTTATGCCGGAACAACGCCAACATTGGCAGACGCTAATGCTGGATATGCGCCGGGCAGCGCCCATGCGCAGGTAGGCTGGGTCCCGAATCAAGCGACCGGGAGCACTGGTCTATTCGGCAAACTTCAAGGCGCTGCTAATCTGTCGGGTAATGTAACACCCCAACCGTGGGCTACGGGCACCTTAAAGCCCTTCACACAGGCCAATCCCACAGCCGGAACGCAGAATACATTCGTCCAAGGCAGCCAGACGGTTAATCCTTACGTAACTGCAGCACGCGGCGCGACGCAACAGAATCAGGGGTTGTATGGGTAGTCAGTTCTTCAAAGGTCAAGGCAAAGGGCCGTCGATTGGCGGCAATAGCAATTCAGGGCTTGAGGCTCGTGCGATCGGTTCGTCCGCTTATGGTGTGCGCTCGGCTGGCAGCGCTTCGCAGAAAGACATCGGTGCAGCGCAGGCAATCAACAAGGCGGCTATTAAGTCGCACGGCCCTTTGAAGCGTAGTGCGGCGTATCCTAAAGGACCAAAGGTGTAATTGTGGGTACAGAAGCATTTTGGGTACCGGCAGTAATCGCGGCGGCAGGCGCCGCAGGGCAGGGCGTCAATCAGATGCAGGCTCAAAAGCGCGCGAGCAATGCCGAAGTTCAAGCAATTGACAATCAGCAGCAGTTTCGCGAGCAAGCGAATAGCCAGGTCAAAAATCTAACACAGCAAATCGCACAGAACTCGCCGCAGAAGATCGCGCAGCAAGAGACTGGCGATTTCGTCAATACGCTGCGCAAGAACGCGGCGGGCAGCGCGCAGCCTGGGGCGACCGCACAGAATCCCGATACCAATTTCGGCGCGCCGGTCTCCGCCATGCCGCCCGCCGCAGGCGCCAGCTCGCGCTATAAATCAAGTGCTGCTAACGCGCAGAAAGAGACACAGCAGTACGGCACGGATTACGCGAGCGAAATCGGCAATATTGATGCGGCGGTACGACAACGCCAGAATGAAGGCCTTGCGCAAAATACACTAGGCACGAACTTGAACACCTTGGGCGCGGAGTCCTACACCAAGAACTTTGTTGATCAGCTTCGAGCACAGACTGCAGGGCAGGCAAACCCTTGGGTTGGACTATTCTCCAATATGCTTCAGAATGGCTCTAAGGCTTATGCGATGAATGCTGGCGGCGATAAAACGCCGTGGTCGGATACTCCGCCGCAGTCACTAAATGTATTCGGAGATGATTAATGCCAACAGGTCAAGGATTAGCGGATCTTCTCTCAGGTGCGGCCGGCGCTCCAGTTAATCGCGGGCAACTAAACGCTTTCGTCGCTAATTCGCAGGCCATTAATGGTTTGCGCTCGGCGCAGACGGATGAGGCATTACTAAACGCTCAGCGCGCACAGGATGAGCAAGTGGCTAGCGGCCAGCTTGAGGATGCCTTTGTGAAATCCGGCGCACGTCCAGCAGATGCGCATTTGATGGCTGTCTCCGCACGGATGCACGCGGGCAGCGCAGTCAATGCTATGGATATGTTCAAGGCCTATAACTCATCGGTTCTTGGCGACCCGTCTAAACTCAATACGCCGGATCAAACGGCAGCGGCACAGGCCATTAGCGGCAAACTTGAAGGGCCGCAAGCACTACCAAATCAATTCAGCTTGCCTGCTGGCGTTAATCAGCCTGCTACTGGGCAATCGCCGCAAGGCGTGGCGCAAGTAGCCGATACGCAATCGCAGGCAGATTTGCGCAATGCGCAGGCGGCAGCAGGAGGCTTTAACCCACATACAGGGCAACAAGGCGGTCCTCTAGATCCGAATGCAATTGCCTTCGGCTCATACATGCTCTACAAAACCGGCAAGATGCCCGCTATGGGTATGGGTGGCGGCGCTGCACGCATGGCGATTATCTCAGGCGCCGCGCAACTTGCAAACCAGGAATCACAAGGTCAGCCGGTCACGAATCAAGGGTTTGATACCGCATTGGCAAACGGACAGGACTTTACTGCCGGACAACGTGCACTTAACACTTATGCAGGCGGTCCTGTCGGTAATCAGGTTCGCTCAATTAACAACGTCACAGGCCATTTGCAGCTAATGGAGAATCTGTTCAGTGGATTGCAGAACGGGGACGTGCAGATTGCAAACAAGTTGGGGGCGCAATGGAAGAAAGCATTCGGTAGCGAAGTGCCTACGGATATTCAGACAGCTGCCGGATTCATAGGTCCTGAACTTACGAAGATCCTATCGGCCAATGGTTCGACGGGAACCGCAGAGGAGCGTCAAGAATTTTCCAATACGGCTGCTAACTTGGGCAACTCGCCGGAGCAGACGAATGGGGCGGTTCATACCCTCAAAAACATGCTAGGCCGTCAAATGACGGATTTGGCATTGCAGTATCACGGTGCGACTGGCCGCAGCGACTTTGCACGGCGCTACGTGGCGCCGGATGTAGCTAATTACCTTGAAATTTCGCCTGATGCGAATCCTGCGCAAACTACCGTAGTGCCGCCAGGCACCAGTCCTGCTGTTTCGGCTTCAGGCGCAGGAGGCGCAGCCACAACGCTACCGCCTCAAGCATTGAGTGCTCTGAAAGAAGGAATGCACACGACATTTGGCAATGGGCAGGTTTGGACTCTTCAGAACGGCAAGCCGGCCAGGGTGCAGTAAATGGCTGATTGGGACGTTGTTGGAAACGCGCCGGCTCAGATACAAAACCCTTGGGCGGTACGTCAGGTAGCGCCTGCCCCTGCGCCAGCAACAACTGCAGGCGATGTAGTCAAAGGCGTAGGCGATGCGGCACTTTCCGGCATATCAAAAGTTTCAACCGGAATGGTTGGAGCGCCTCTTGCTCTAGTTAATCGTTTGATTGCCGGGTTGTCTGGCGGAGATGGGCAGATGGCTGCGGATGCCACACACGAATATGTAAATCGTAATTTTGGTTACGATACGCAAACTCCTGTCGGCAAACGTATCGGTGCCGCTGTGCATGCTGCGCTTGCGCCACTAGGAGAATCGGCGCAGGCCGATAAACAACTATTGGAGCAAGGAGGCCAAAAGCTAGGTCTACCGCCCGGCGAAACTTCCAATCAATTAGGCTACCTTGGCGATATTGCCGGCACTGCCGGGCTGGCTGCGCCTGTTCTAGCAGGAGCTAAAGCCTCTACTGAAGCCGCTACGCTGGCGGCACAGAATGCGCCGGCCGCTATCACTAAATATGGCATGCAGACTGGTGCTGAAAATCCGATAGCACGCAATATCGCCGGCAGCTCGGCAAAGCCTGCTGTGACTACGCATAACCAATCAATTGCCGATCCTGTGCTCGGTGCGCAGGCTGGAGTCCCGACAGGGACGAAGATCACGCCGCAAAGTCTGGAAGCGGCGCGCGATGCTCCTAACTCTGTATATCAGCGAGCAGAAACCAGCATTCCGACCGGCCCTTTAAGTCCTAATGCGGCACAGACCATACAGGGCGTAGGGGCGGATGACATGATTGTCCATTCGCCTGATACCCAAGCCACTATCGACGCGCAGAAGGTGCGATTGCTATCTGGTCCTCTGACTGGTTCGGAAGTTGTCAATGGGCAGCGCGCCTTGCGCTTCAATGGCTTCCGCAACGTAGGTTCCGAAGATCCTGAAATGTCGGCTTTGGGCCAAGCCCAATTGAAAATGGCCGATGCCCTGCATCAACATATGGTTGATACTCTGCCGCCGGATGCACCGGTTTCAGCCGATCAGCTAAGTGCAGCTCGCGTAGCGCTGGCTCAGAACCACACCATAGAAAACGTCTTAGGGCCGAACGGCAATGTGAACCTGACGAAGCTCGCCAAGCTGCACAATGACAATCCTGGCATGCTGTCAGGGCCGATGGCAGATATCGCCCAATTTGCGAGCGATCACCCAGAAGTCACCCGGCTCCCCTCAGACACAGAACGGTTCAACCCTTCAGGCTTTGTTAAGGATGTAGCCTCGGTAGATCTTAAGAAGCCGTTATCTTATATTCAGCCATTCTTTGGTAAGGTCGCACGCCGCGCGCTAACCGGGCCTAAGCCCAATATTGCACCGCAGGTTACTGGCTTAGGTGGCGAGTTTGGACCGATTGAGCACGGTCCTCCCCAACCGCCGCCAGGAATGACGGCATCGCCTCCCGGCGCTCCTCCGGCCGCGCCTGCAGGGCCGCCAGGGCAGCTTTCCTTAGCGGACTTACTCTCGCATGGTGTTGAGCAGAGCCCAGCAGAAGGGCTCTCATTAGGTTCCGGGCCGCAGCCGCAAGGCATGCCCTTTGCCCGCAATGCCGAGCATGAGGCAGGAGGCCTTGAACTAGAGCCACCGCGCACCTATGGCGGACAGCCGGCTAACAATCAGGATCTTGGCGCCGTTATGAGTCAAGGCGTACCAGAAGACATCATGCAGCGCGCGCCACAATCAGGGCCGCGCCCGAAAGTTGCGCATTCTCCAGCCTTCATTTCTGAAAACGCCTCTTTGGATAATCCGGCAAGCCTTGAGGGAATTGCAGCCAAGAACGAAGCTGTGGCAAAAGGCGTGCAACCAGTATCCTTCGGCGCCGACGATCAAGAGCACATTATGTCACCTCATGACATAGAGCGACGCGATTTAAACCCTGCGCCGGATTCCATATTTATCGACAAGAAAACCGGCCAGATCATCAATAGCGGCCGAATGGCGCCGCGTACCGCGCAATCTCTACTTGCACGCTGGAAAGCACTACATGGCGGCCTTGGAGATGCGTTTTGAGGAAAATTCAACTTCCGGCTATCGGCGGAGTGCGCAAGGTTATTAAGCCGGGCACCGATACTGTGCCCGGCACGACTATTGCCGAGCTGGGAAATGGCACCATTAGTCTCGCGCAGCTCGCCACTATCCTGACGCAGATTCAAAAACAGCAAGTGAATACTGGCGGAGGGAACATTGGCGATGGCACTGAGGCCGTGCTTGTGCCAGGCCCAGGGCTTTCGGGCGGCGGCCCTATGCTCGGAACTGTCGGAATACGGTTGACTGCGCCGATCCCTTGGGGTTTGGAGGATAGCAGCGGCGGAGGTGATGGCGACCCAGGGCCTCCAGGACCGCCCGGCCGTAACGGTATTACGGGACAGCAAGGGGCCGCAGGGCCGGCCGCATTCATGTCTGCAGATGATGGTGCGGACGGCGACATAGGACCGCCAGGCCTTACCGGCATTACAGGCACTGCAGGGCCTTCCGGGACTGTAGGAGCGGCCGGCCCTCCTGGCACTACGCTAGTCTTCTCAAACACGACGGTTCCTGCAGGTAATACTGTCGCCAACACAAGCATTGAGACTTTCTTTACTTCCGCATATGCGATTCCTCCAAGCACTATGGCTGTCGGTATGGTGATTAGAGTCAAACTGTTTGGTGTGTATAGCACAGGAGTTGTTGCACCTTCTTTAGCTATGCGGATCTATTTCGGTTCGACTGTAATGGTGGCATCCGGCACGCTAACAACAGTTGCAGGAGTGACGAATGATGGATGGTCAGCAGAAGGCATATTTATTGTCCAAACTATAGGCGCAGTAGGCGCCATAGAAGCACAAGGACTATCTGAATTTTCGACCGCATCAACCGCTGTTTTGTTCGTCAACATGGATAACACCGCACCAATAACCGTTAATACTACCATCTCACAAACAGTTCAAGTCTCTGTGCAGTGGGGCGGTACAGTAAATGCCAGCGATACCATCACGTTGCGCGAAATGACGGTAGAAGTTATGTCCGCATCAGGCGTTGCTAGTCCGCCCCCGCCGCCGCCTTTCTCTGTATTTTTTGCAGATGATGGAGAAGATGGGATGATGGGGCCTCCCGGAATTGCCGGCGCTGCAGGCACAGGCGGAACAACCGCCATTGCGGTTCCAGGACTAATAAACGATTTGGTTTTTTGGTGGCAAGCCGATCAGGCTAAAAACTCTATAGTAGGCGCCAAACTCTTTCAAATGGCAAACTCGTGTCCTTGGCTACCTGCATATGTGACCAATGCGATAACTCCGGCCACATTATCAGGCACCGCGTTAAATGGATTGAATGCATATACTTGGGCGGCAAGTGCAACTTATGCATTTAGCAGCGCCAATATTAGCCCTATTCTGACCAGAACCACCATATTCGTAGTATTCAACCCTGCGCAATTAACAGCCAATGCGGTATTTATTCAAGGAGCAAGCGGAGCATTCGGATTTTTCATTGGAACTACCGGAAAACTCACTACGCAATTAGTAGGTACTGGAAATATTGGCGCAGATACTACGACTCTTACGGTCGGCACCTATTTCCAAGCTAATGTTATATATAACTCAACTTCGGGCGCATGGGCATATCGCGTGAATAGGGCCGCAGGTGCAAGCGGTACGCAAATACGACCAATCACCGCGGGAAGTTCAAATATAGGTTCAGACCCCTCGCCTGCTTCTTTCCTTCAAGGGACTTTAGCCGAAATAATCGTTTACAATCGCGATCTTAGCGGTACTGAAATTAGTAACGTAGAAAATTATCTACATACAAAGTGGAATGTTTAACCGTTTTCAATTAAACTCATATTTATTGGAGGATTGCAATGGCTTCTAACAAAATTTTCAATAGCCAACCGGCATACATTGCCACAGCAGGCATGACCACAGCTTGTAACTTGTTCAACTGTCAAATTACCACGCTGACTCCGCAAGCTGTGGGCTTTGCGGCTGCGCAGCCTTATGCGATTCAGAAACATATCCGCGTCAGCAATCAGCTCACTACTTCTGCCGTCAATGTCACTTTGTACAAGGGGACTACGCTTACCACAGCAGCCGGATCGCAGTTCGCCTTGGCAAGCGTATCTATCCCAGCACAGTCCTTTGTTGACTGGTATGGGCAGGCACGCTTTGACTCAACTGACTTTCTGACCGGCCTTGCCAGCCTACCTTTGTCAGCAGTCATAAATATGGAAGGGGAGATTGGAATCGCATGAGCGTAATATACGTTGCAGAATACCCAGGATTGGCTACGACCGATCAAAGCGATTCGGTCCCGATTCTGGCCCTTCCGCCGACCGTCGAGTACACAGTCATCGTGTCGGCCGGCATCAGCCGATCGCCGCAACCCATCCAGGCCAGCACCAAGTTCGTTGAAATAAGTTGTGATACGACTTGTTCCATCGCCGTAGGTCCGACAATCGGCGGCACGGTAGGGCTAACCAATCAGCGGTTGAACGCTAACGAGCGCGTCATTCGGCGCATACCGTTTCAACAGCAATCATCCGGTGCCGGGGTTTATCAAACACTGACCACGGCATATAGCGTCTTCACTACGGCGAACGTCTAATGGGTATTGACGTTACGGGTATCGGGACTGCGGTTACGGGGGTTAAAGACATCCTCGGCATGATATTCCCGAATAAATCCGAGGATGAGAAAAATCAGATTGCCGCAGCCCTGTCCTTAATCCAGGGGCAGACGGATATCAATAAGGCAGAGGCCGCATCCTCAGACCCGCTGCAGCACTGGCGCGGCGGAATGGGTTGGGTTTGTGTAATCGGCTATTTCCACAATTTCATATTCCAGCCGCTTTTTACCGATGTCGTTAGGCTCTTAGGCAAAACGGCAGTTCTTCCACAACTGGATATCGGCCCTCTTTCCACACTAACCTTGGGGATGCTTGGGCTTGGCGGCTTGCACGTCGCTGAGCAGTTTAAGAAATGAATCCGAGTCAACACACATCAGAGGTAGCAGCAGTGAGCGTAGGCGGATTGCTTGGCCTAGGGAAACTGCTAGCTATGATCGAGCCTTTCTTGGCTGACGCCTCCTATTTCGCCGCAATAGTTGTGGCCGTCGTCACAGTTTATTACAAGATCAAGAATCGCGGCAAATGATGCAGCTAGGGCCGAAGGGCACTGCGCTAATCAAGAGTTTTGAGGAACGTAAGCTGGCGGCCTATCAGGACCCGCGCGGTATTTGGACGATTGGTTGGGGGCATACGCTAGGTGTTGTCCCCTACCAGACCTGTAGTCAAGAGGATGCGGATATTTGGTTTGTGCGAGACACGCAAACGGCCGTCAACGCGGTTAATCGCACGACAGATGTCCCACTGACTCAGGAGCAGTTCGACGCGCTGGTGAGCCTTACGTTCAATATAGGCCAGGGTTCTGAAGCGCATTCTACGCTGCTCGCACTGGTCAACCGGCGTAACTTCGCGGCTGCCGGCGATCAATTTCTCGTTTGGAATCATATAAATGGTGTTGTTAATGCTGGGTTGACACGCCGCCGTGAGGCGGAACGAGCGCTGTTTCTCAGTTAGCATTGTTGCAGCGCATACGGGTAAAATACCTCCGTCCAACCTAAGAGGGTATCTGCCATGTATATGCCGCCGCATGATTCTGATGAATGGGGACTTCCTGACGGGGCCGATGATGAGGCGGCCGAATAGTCATATTTTTTATCGGCGGTGTCTCCCTTGAATAATTGAAATCAATTGGCGCTTGCCGCCCGGATAAATAAGGCAATCGGTATGCATCCACGAGGATGGTGAGCCCTTAGCGTAGGGTTGGTCCGACTTTGCATTGTGCCCTACCTGAGTTGATCCCTCGTTAATTCCAGGCCCGTGCCCATGGGCGATAATCGTTTTCTCACCGATTCGTCGCATGTTGCGAATAGAACCAGGCGCACCGTTAGGGCCTTTATGCCCGTGGTAACCGCACTGCAAACCCTCGATTACGAGTGACTCCCCAAGTCCAAGAGCGCGGACATTAGCTAGATTACGCGCGCGGATCAAGTAGGGAAAAGGCGACGGATACGAGGGCATTCCGTCCTGTAGCATTGCACCATCAACCATGAACTTTGCGCATTTCAGGTAGAACGATCGGTTTTTAGTTGCAATCTTTTTCCAATCTTGCTTTACGAGCCATCGTCGTAAAAAATCATCGTGGTTTGAGGCGACTACAAACGAGGTCGCCCATGGCGGCGTGCGGCTGGCCGCCCACGAAATAGCGTGATTAACCTCGGCCTCTACGTCGTCGTGATTGCCAGACGCTAAGGCTTGCTCACCGAATGGGTCGCCGTCCTCGTGAGGGTTCATGCTTTGCCCGTCGAGTAGATCGTGCCACACGATTCGGCGCGGCCTGTATCGCTCGACGATACCAGCAGGGCCAAAGGTCGCTTTATCGACGGTGAGGTCGGCTACCCGCGCGTGAGTATCGCCTAGGACCAGCCCTGAGGGGCGCGGCGCATGGCGCACGCCGTCAGGGGTAAATTTCTTATCTAGATCGATAAACTCGCCGCGACTGTTCGCGTTCAAGTGACGAAGCCAGAACAGCGGCCCCTCGATTTCCACAATGACCGCTCCGAGAGTGTGGTGAAACTCACCCATCTTACCCGCGCGCGAATCGGTGTAGTTCGCTTTCGTACACGCGCCGGTAGTCGTAAGCGCGGCAGCCATTTTGTGGCCTGGCGTCGCAACCGTCTTGAATTGAAGTTTTGTGTGCCCGATGATTTTCGACTTTGCGCCGAAACCTTCAAGGCCGGTTAGCGGCTCGCTTGCAGTCGGTAGGATCGGAATATCACACAGAAATTCAAGGTTCTTGTTCAGCTCGCGTCGCACATTGCAAAGATGCTTAACCGTTTCGGAGGCCCACCATTGCGAATCGCGCGCACCTTTAGACCAGGTAGAAGTTGGGTTGTTGTAGCTCAAGGGTTGTACGAGCAATTCGGCCTTGAAATGTTTCGCGGCGCGCTGTAATGATTTCCAGAACGCGGCGTGTACCGGCGTCGCATTCTGCGCGGCAGTAATAATGAACGTCATGCACCCGGCGCGCGTCTCGGGGTTGAACACAGGACGCGCTATCGGTTTGCCGGGTGAGTGGCCTAGAATTTCCTTAGATTCGGGGGTTGTCGTTGCGTAGCAAACGACACGTCCGCCCGATCCAGTGTCAGTCACACACGCCCATTTTTGGGTTCCGCCCGCAGTGTAGCCATTGCGGCACATCGGCCTACCGCATCTTGGGCAAGCGTATTGACCATTTGACATTGAGCCTTCCTTAAAACTGATTGCCTAGAGGTTTATCTTTCTTTGGCGCTTTATCCGGCAGCTTTGCGCCGGCCGGAGTTGCCGCTACGAAATCGGCACCTACGGACTTAGGGATACCAAGGGTGCTGTTGCCGGCTTTCGCGGCAAACATCGCTCGAAGCTGTGCTTTAGATGTCGCTGGCATCAGTCTTTCTCTTCCAAGATTCCCACCGATCATTCATATCGGTGAGCTGCTGGCGCAAATCATCGCGAATCGCGCCTTCCGTGCGCAGCAGTTTGCGATTTAGCTTCTGGACTTCCGGGCCTGTAGGTTTTGCCATTACTTTGCAGCGTCGTCTACGGCGTTATTCACAGCGCCTTTGCGCTGTGTTATGGACTTAGGCACGAAGGCTTGTCCTAACGCCCGTATGGCATCCATAATAGCTCCTGAGATGCCTGGCGAGGCTTGCTGGCCGGCGACCGGCGCTTGCTGCATGGGAGGCGGTGGCGGCTGCCCGACTTGAGGCGCAAAAGCGCTTGCAAGCGGAGGCGAAACCTGAACAGTACCATCGGGATTTACTATACCAGGCATTAATCGCTCCCAGGGACAGAGTTGGAGAGTACCACAGGCGGCCTTTGCGCCTCAATAGCTACCTGCAACGCGGCCAGTGCGCGCCAAGCGGCTTTAGCCAGATGGTATGTACCGTCCGAGTCCATAATATTACCTTCTTGGTGATCCAGCATATGGCGAATCACCTTATTAGCATGGTCTGTGGATATATCGCGGGCGAAGTGTAGTTTTGCGCCTAGTCCATGCTGTCTATTGCCGACTACTGAAACCTTGGCAATTTCCGCCCAACAGTCGGGGAAATAGGCAATACAACCATCCCAGACAGGCAGCGCATTGCGTGCGTCGCGATCACTTGGTAACGGCATTTGAATTTCCGAACTTCAGACCGTTGAACCAACGGCGCAGCACATAGCTGCGTATTAGGGAAATCACGGTATATATCAAGCCTAGCAGAAAATTATTACCAGGCGATATATGCATCCCAAAAAGCGGGAAGATGAGCAGATTAGCGCAGTAGTTTATGCTGAATCCCACGGCTATATTTGCCCAGGCTTCCGCGATAGATCCGAGTCGAGTTTGAGCCATTATCATTTCCTCCGTTTCATAGCCAAAAGTAGGGAATCTTGAGTATTGCGCTTGGCGATATGAGCCGCAATTACATCCTCATCAATGGTGTTTTCACAAATTATGTTATAAATCCATACCGGGCGGTCGAATCCCGCCTGTAGCTGGCGCATTGGGCCTACCCGCTCTATCATCTGCATACGCTCACCAAGGTTCCAACTATGGCCGAAGAACGCGATGATATTGGTTGCATACTGGAGGCCATCTATACCATGTCCAAGGGAGGCAGGGTGCGCCAGACCTATTGGCGCGTTTCCCGCGCGGAAGGCCTTCATGCCGGCCGGAGTGCTCAATTCTACCGCGCTGGGAAAGGCAGCCTTTATCCTGGCGAGGTCCGACTTGAAGCTATACGCCAGAAGGATTGGATTGCCGCCAGCCTCAGCCAGTACGGAGCGTACTGCCTCGATCTTCTCGTCATGAATGGGAGCCCAACTTGGGTAGTCGGTGTATACTGCGCCGTTGGCAAGTTGCAAACACTTGTTAGTCAATGACGCAGCATTGAAGACTTCTATGTTACCCAAATCGCCCAAATCGGCAAACAACTCGCGTTCAAGCTCTTTGTAAATCGCCCTGGCCTTGGGCGGCAATTTGACCATAATCGGAGCTACAATCGGCTCTTTCAGGTCGAAATAGTCCTTTGGATCGATGGTCAGGCAGCAATCGTGCAGCGCCGCATGAATTTCCTTCTCGGCGTGGGGCATAGGCTCAACACCGTAGCCGCTCCATTTGGGCTTAAACCAACGCTGCATAAAAGCGCTGTGCGTGCGTCCTAGTCGGGCTCCTCGATCGATATACCATTGCTGGCCCCAGAGGTCCTTAAGGCCGTTAGGAGCCGGCGTGCCGGTCAGATTAACCCATCTATCGGTAAGATTGTGGGCCACCATGCCGAGCGAATGGGCACGTTTGGCGGTTTTGCTGGTCTTCTTGGACTCAATGTCGACCCCTCCGCGCTTCTCGCGGAAACCTTTAAGCCGGTCGCTTTCATCTGCGACGACTTGGCGAAACGGCCATTTCTCCATGAAATGTTCGACAAGCCACGGTGTCAGTTCGTAGCTAATCGTGAAGATATCGGCCTTGCGCTTCAGAGCGTCTAGTCGCTCGCGCGGCGTGCCGGACAGAGAGACTATGCGTAAATCCTTGAACTGCGTCCACTTGGATACCTCCTCCGGCCACGTATCGCGCGCAACACGCGCAGGGCCTATGACGAGAGTTGGGGACGTGCCGATATCACCCATTAGTTTAAGCGTATCCAATGCGAATAACTCTGCAGAACTTTTCCCGATCCCCATGCCGGCCCACAGCGCGCAGCGTTTATGCTCAATCACCCAATCGACCATGGGTATCTGCGGAGGGCGGAGTATTAGATCCTTCACGCGCACGCCCTGATGAAGACTTCGGCGTCTTGCGGAACAATTGCATTGCCGTAGCCCCGCAAGAGTCCCACACGGCCGGGTATCCCATGAGCCAGCGGGAATGTGCCGGGTTCAACTGGCCGCCACTTGCCGTCTCTGCATTCAATCCAATCAGCGGGCCTTCCGTCGAACCATGCGCATCGGGAAAGCCCCACTTGTTCGCTCGCGGACTGCTCCAACCCGCCAACTGCACCGCCGTCTGTAGGTTCTCCCCGCCCTTGCCGCGAGCCCCTGCGCCTGTATGATTGTTGGCTTTCGGTGAGGGCCAACCTGCCAACTGCGCCGCGCCCGGCAGTTTCAGGTATCGCGGGCGCTGCGAGCCGTCCGTAGTTTTCTTCCCGTAGCAGTAAGTACTCCCGAGTTCGTCGTTTACGAGTGGAGTCGGCCACCCAGTACAGCCGCTGCCGGATGTGCGGTGCGCCGACGCTGTGTGCACCCACAATCGCCGCCCCGACGGCGTACTCTTCTGCTTCCAAGTCTCCTGATATAAGGTCGATCCAGGGCAGAGCGTTTGCAACCTGTTCCCCAAATATTCGCTCAGGGCGACACTCACGGATGAGATGCAAGAACGCCGGCCATAGGTGCCGCTCGTCAGCAAACCCGCCGCCTTTGCCTGCCGTGCTGAAAGATTGGCACGGACAACTTCCCGTCCAGACGGCACGATCGTCGGGCCAGCCGGCGAGACGGAGGGCGTAGCTCCAACCGCCGATACCGGCGAAGAAATGGCATTGAGTATATCCCGCAAGATCGTTTGGCAGGATATCCTCAATGCTACGCTCGTCAACATCTCCGTTTGCAATGTATCCGTTTCGGATAAGTTCTCGCAACCAAGTGGCAGCTTTTGGGTCGTTTTCATTGTAATAAGCCTTCATGCGCGTGCTTGCAGCGCAATGTTTTTATCCATTGCGCGCTGGTCCCGACGTTTAAGATTTTCTTCGCCAGTTACGGCTTCCAAGTGCGTTGGTTCAATGCAGAGCGGATTGATGTAACAATGGTCAACCTGATAGCCTTCGGGTATTGGGCCGTTAAACACCTCATAACTGCAACGGTGCGCACGCACGGTTTTGTGCCGGCCGTTGACGCGAATATTTAGGCGGCCGTCTTCTCTGCCGCCCCGTCGTTTGGCGCGCTTGCCGGTCCATATGCGACATCCTGTTATGGGATCAAGAACGTTATTAGCTAGAAGACGAGCGGCTAGATTTGGATATCTCATAGTGGGCGATTCTTGCACCCGTTGCAGTGGCCGCAACGTGCACATCTGCAATCATCACCTTTATCACAAGAACAGCAATTATTTCTGCGTTCTTCATCAGTAAAGTCTGCTAGCGTGTGAAGAAACCTATCCACTTGCAGGCAACTGTATAAGGTTTCAACACGGAATCCCAAATCGCGCAGTGCGACATGGTATCGGTTTTGCCATGATTGCACATGGCCGTCAGCAGTTTTAGTCTCTACAAAAATGATCTTTCCGCCCGGCATTAGCACAGTGCGGTCAGGGAACCCTCGCCGGCCTTGATCTATGAGCTTTACGCATTTGCCGCCCTTGGCTTCAACGCCGGCTACAAGATAGTTTTCTATTGAAGTCTCGTACATGCTATTTCCGGTATCGGTAAGTTTCAAAGCCTTTGGCGGCGAGAGGTAGTCCATTCGCCCACAACGAAGATCTCACCAAAAGTCTGCTGAGCCCTTTGTCACTGTATTTATCCTCATCTGGCGGCTCTGTTAAGCCCTCATCGTGTACGGTTAAAATTGGATTATACCCTTCCTCGTCAGCCGCCTGCATACCATCCATGAGGATATCGACGCCCACGCCCTCAGCAATGTTCTGAGTGCGCTTGCCGCTATAGGTATCGATTCGCTTCCATTGCCTGGTATAAGGATCAACACCCATATACGAGCTGGTGTAATCATCGCCGCGCGGTGCCGGATAGCTTAGATATCGGCCGCTTGGTAGTCCGATCCTGAGCCAGTTGCCTTGTCGATCAACCGTAATGTGTTCACCGACCTTGTAAACCTTGCCCTTAACCTTCGTAGCCATCCGGCAAGCCGCGTCAAGCTGCGCCCAAAAGTTACAAATCGCAGGATGCGCGGCACGCCACATTAACACTAAGGAGTGGCAGACAACCCAAATTCGCTCTTCGAGGCCGTAATCTCTGTTGCGCTTCTTAGCCTTGAGCCAAGCGGCCTGCGCCTCATATTTAATGTCTGCGGGGATGACACCCCAAGCGGACTGCGCAAGTGCATCGAGACGCAGGCCATATGCTTCGGCCATCGAGCAGAAGGCGCCGACCCCACCGTAATACTGTAGGGCCAATTCCATGACCTTGCCGATTTGTCGCCGTGGATCTTCATCGCCTATCTCCTTAGCATCGATATTAAACGCTCGCGCATAAGCGATCTTGTAAAGGTCGGGTCCTTCCTTTCGATCAAAGGCGGCAAAAGCATCAAGTTTCCAGCGCTCCCCCGCCACCCACGCCACGATTCGTCCTTCGATATTCGCAAGGTCACTAACAATGAGCTTCCTACCGGGCGCGGAAACAATAAGGCCGCGCAATGAAGAACTAGCCAGCCCAAGAATTTCATCCGGCGCGTATTCAGCAATTGTTCCATCATGAAATCGGGTGATTGCATGGTCTATATCCCATTGCTGGTGCTTAGGGCGCGGAAGATTCTGTGGCTGAAGAGTACGGCCAGCCCACCGGCCAGTACGAGCAGCCCCACAAAACACCAATAGATTACACAGACGGCCATCAACATTTTGATTAAGCACCCGGCTATACTTTGCAGTGCTTGCCTTGCTAGCTTGCTGTCGGACACGAAGCAATTCTTTAATGTGCTCTGGGAGTGATTCATCTTCAAGTCTCCTCTCTACGGTGTCGGCAGTCAGGTCAGGCAAGTCTACGCCAAACTCTGACATATAGGCCAGCATTCTGTTTCGCTGCTGGGTTGTATCAACTTCGCCTTCTGTCAATTCTTGAGTGCGCGCAGCCATTTGCTTTTTGGCTTTGGTTGTCGCCTCAACAGCGCCGGCCGCCAGTTTCAAGTCCATTGCCACGCCGCGCGCATTCATGCGCTGGTCAAGATGCCAAAAAGCCCACATGCGAGGCGTTGCGTTCCATTTAGGGCAATTCTTGTAGACGGCGCGCATTGATGTTATGTCGCTGCCTCCATACTTTAGGAACTCAGCCCACTGCTTAGGGTGCGAATGGCGATCGTTATAGGAGCCATCGTCCTTTGGCTTGCTAAAAAGAGCAATGCCCTCTTTGCCGGCCTTTAGCTTGGTCTCATCCTCTGGGATCTTGAATACTTCGCACAGTTTCGCAAGAGAACCCATTAGGCCGTGCATACGAGCCAAGGCGGCAGTACAGCGCCACTTTTCTAACGGTGCTGGCGGCCACCAATGCGTAGTTTCGACCATTGTGCGATCAAAACCGGCTTCGTGCGACCATACTTCATCGCAATTTTCAACTGCTCGGATAAGCGCCTTCGACGGATGATGTGCAGTAAGGTCTTCTACGGTTACCGGACCGTCGTCTATGGCCCACTGCGCCATAATGACTTCGACTGTAAGCGCATACTTAACGTGTCCGAACCTGAAGTTTGGACCTCGCGTCTCACAGTCAAACCAGAGCTTCATCTGGCGTACTTAGCCCTTGCTTCAATCTCATCCGGCCGCAGCTCGCGCGAAGGCATACCGCGAATGATGCGCTTGGGGCGCTCTAAGGCGATTACCCAAGGATATCGGTACTCAAGGAAATCCTTATATGGCGAGAGTGACGGGAATCCGTCGTGGCAATCTTCTATCAGATACACGCCTAATGTACGCGGCCAGAGGTTAAGAAACGTCTGCGCCTGGTGCTGACGGACATGCGAACCGTCGTCAATAACGATATCGAAGGGTCCAAGCCGCGAAAGAACTGGGTCGCATTGATCGGCAATGACGACTTTTATCTGATCTTCCTCAAACTCTTTGCAGACAGGATTGATGTCAACGCCGATAATCTCAGCGTTGCTTCCAAAATAGGCTTTCCAGAGCTGCAGCGAGCCCCCGTGGTCGATTCCAATTTCCAGGATCTTGACTTTAGTGCCGCAATACTTGGCAAAGTGTTTTTCATAGATATCTAAGTAATGCGACCACTTATCAATCTGCTTTCCCTTATGGGCAAAAAACAAGTCGCTGACGGTCATGAGAGTAACTGTATTAGGCGCTTATCGGAATCGCCCTCTTGAGGCGATGCAGTAAGGCGCTGCGCGATGGTGAAGACTGCAAAGGCCATGCCTAAACCCACTGTCGGGTGGCCTTGGTTGTCCTTTATGAGCGCCGTAATGACTTTCTCAACCGCAACGGCTGCGCGCTTAGCGCGATCCCGCTCGCTGGGTGGAACCCCTTGAAGCAATTCTTTGATTACTTCAACATTATTCTCAATGCTATCGTTGAACACGTAGGGACTCCTAAAAAGAGCCGGGCGCTATCGCCCGGCGAGTTGTTACTACCTAAAAGGGATGGATTTAGGCAGCCAGGGGATCGTCGTCACCTACGGAGATTTCATCGAACTCGTCTGCATCAGCCGGCCGCGAGCCGCCCGCGAAGGCATCACCGTCGCGCAAGAACTGCACGCCGCGAAGCTGCGCATTGATTCGCTTACCAAAGCCGTTATCCTGAGGCCACAGCTCCAGGCTGGCATTCACGTAGCACCCAGAATAGGGCTTACCGTCAGCTTCTGAAAGCTCTTGGCGTTGCTGATCGAAGATAGAAGGCCGCACCTTAGCGCGTGCGCTGACGTACAGATTACCTTCAAACCCTTCATAATCGGCCTTACCGTCACCTTTATGCAGACAGACCTTATCGGCCGCCTCAAGCGCCTTGAGCACAGCGTCCGCCTTGGCGCCCCACTTCTCTTTGGCGAGCGTCTTGAATGCGGCCTTAAGCTCAGAGATTTGCTTATGGGTTTCGGGGAGGAGAAACGAAGCGGAAAAGGCAGCTTCGCCGCCAGTCTTTGGCGCAGTTGCTTTCCACAGAGAGGGAAAGGCAAGTCGAACATCACGTAACAGTATTCGCATTAGATTCCTTGATTGCAGTTATTGCCGTTTGGCCGGCGGATTATAGCGACTGTAGCCGCCAGATGCTAGTCGGCAAGCGTTACAAAATATGTGCCCAGGCACATTTTTATTGTGACATTTTTGAGTGTCGCTGCTATTGACGCAACGCTTCGGATCTTTCACCGTAGGCCAACCTTCCAGTAATCGAGATTCTTCATTCTGGCCCATTCATAGGCCCGGCGTGCAGTGTCGAACTTCTTAGCCTCGTCCAACTCATCCGTTACCTCAACCAGCATACTCTTCAAATGTTGGTTGGTATAGACATAAATCTCTTTACGCGAAACGGTATCAAATCCGAATATTACATATTTATTCATGCGGTTAGGTCCTCTTCAAATTCAGATGCAGAAGCTGAGCCAGTAAAGGGCGTCCTCGTATCGGAGCCCAAGGACAATATCGGCTTGCCTTCCGCACGTTTGATGAGCGGCTTGAATATGTCCTCCCAAAGCTGCGCGGTTTTCTTCTTGTCCAGAAGTTTCCCGGCCTGGGGCGCTGTTATAATCTTGCGCGGTGCATAGACCTTTTCTGGCGGCAGTTGTCCAAGGAGCGCTGCCTCTGCTGTTGTCTCGTCCGACCATGCGCGTTTTCCTTCATCGCCTTGAACAAATTTGTACGGCAACCCGTCAGGGCCAATAACCTTCTCGCCGGCTGTCACAAGCCGCGAGACTTCCATATCGACAGCGTTGCACCAGTCGCGTATAAGCGGCACGGCTAGCTTGGCTTTGGCAAGCCTTATGGTATCGACAGGAGGCGTCGGCGTCGGCGTCGGCGTAGCGCCTGCCTCAATCGTCTCAAACTCACAGCGCACTTCATCTGCAACGAACTTGCTAAGCGCAGGACATACAGCCTTGGCTCGGCACCAACGGCACTGCTTCTCGCCAGGCGATAGGAAGGCTGGATTTGGTTCAATAATCGCCTTGCCGGCATGTTCTACGGCTAGAGCCGCTTTGCGGCCGAAGTCCAGCAGTTCGTCCATAGTCCATGTGCATTCGTCAATGTGCCCAAGGCGGGGCTGACATATGACACCAGTTAATTTATCGACCGGATTGCCGAGCAATTGCATGTCTTGCAATGCGCCGAGCAGGTACAGCATGAGCTGTGAATTGTCTTTAGCAAAAACCTTCTCGCCGGTTCCGTACTTAAGATCCTCAACAGTCAAATGGCCGTCTTTGTAGATCAAAGCATCGGCCATACCGCCTTGATCGTCGCCCAATTCAGGTATCTTGATGCCGTATTCGACATACAGCGATCCACCGATAGCCCGGCGCCGAACGTCGTCTATGTAGACCTGGCAGAACGATGCGCGCGTTTCGTCCATTTCGTATAACTTGGTATTGATAGTCTTGAAAGAACCTAGGAATAGTTCTGCGTCTTTGCCAGAGGTCAAGGACAAGGCGGACCACTCATGACTAGCCGTCCCATCATCGGCAAATATGCTAGATCCGCCTTCCGTCTGATTCTCAGGGAAAGCCATCGAGCCGGGGCATGGTATCCAGCGCGCCGAGCTGGAGGGAGAAAAGAATGAATGGTTGCTCATGTGATCGGCGCTTCCTGCATTATAATTATCGGGACAATGCGGTATTCGCCCGGCAGTTTCAGTTTTGTGACAATGAGCACTTCTTGGTCAACGCATTTTTTATATGTTTCGCAAATTGCCAAGCCCTTATCTGGCTGACCGGTTATCGAGAGAATCAACATAAACGCATGTATGACGTTCATAGTTCACTCAGTTGTTTCGCGCCGCGCATGAATAGTTCATGCTTCTTAGCGCCTGTCAAACGCGGATTGTCATGGATCAAAGCAAGTTCCGCCATGACTTCCGGACGGGCTTTATGTGGCGGATTGCGCAATAGGTTCCGGCGCATCGCGCGACGCTGACGCACAGTCGGATCTAGTTTACAGATGGTTGACATTAAAGCTCCTGCCCATTTCCCCTGTGCTGCTCCCGGATTCGTACCGGAACTCTGTTCGTAACAGCACAGGGGCGGGACTCTTCACGCAGCCAGCAAAATCTCGTTAGCCTGTTCGATGAACGCAGCCATTACATCGCCACCTTGCGCGACGATTGCAGTTACGTTTGTGGCCTTCTCGAATGTTGCCAGCAATGCGATTGCTTCTTTGCGCTTATTCGCCTTGAGCAGCGAATCAAGTGCAGCCTTGACGGCTTCCGGCGAGACGGCTTCCGGCGCGACAGAGGGTGATTCCTCCTCAACCGCCTTCGTTTCTTCTACGACCTTAACTACCGTCTTCTTAGAGGCTTTTTCGGTCTTAACTGCAGACCCAAGTAATGCGGCAGTATTGCGGTCAATCGCGTCAATCAAATCTTCAATTTTCTTTTCAATCATGGAGGCTCCTATTGGGGTGAACGGATCATATGCCGGTTTAAGAACTCAAGTCAACGCTATTCCCTGAAATTTGCTCAATTATTTCTTTACCTGTTGCAGTAGCCCATCGCTCATGATTTTTTAAAGTGATGGCGCGGTATATAGAAGCACCAATATGAAATTGCGTTTGCCGGCCGTTAAACGGTGCGCGACATAGCATTCTACCTATGCGCTTATCAGTCGGTTTTGAAATACTGTGCTTACGAGCATAGTCCGCAACCTCGTTAACTAGCACCACCTCGTGATTCAGCGGTCCTATGTTCTGCTCTAAAGCTGTCTGCAATAACTCATAATCAGGACTAATTGATGATTCGATCATCTCTTTACGAGCTGCTGTCTCTGGCGCCCTGGCATCTGGCGAGAAGCCCACTATTGATACGCCTAGGAAGTAATGTCTTAAGACCGGAGCAGCTCTCGGAGTCAATAGAAAATCGTGATATATCCATTTGACTTCTTTGGGCGTCATTGTCGGAGCGTGCAGCTCGTGAATTGCCCATTTACGATCATTATTATCGATTGCGGCGGCGTCTTCCTTATTGCTGCTGCCCGTGACGAATAGATGGTTAGGTGCCGTGTAGCCGCGCAAGCCCTTGGGCGCCATAGATAGAGTGTCGTCCGATATCCAATCTTCTACCTTTTTGCTGATTGCTTCCCGCTCGCCTCGCGTCCCTGCCCTGAACTCTTTCAAATTTACGTGCCATGCTCCTATAAGGTAGTCATTAAAATCGCTATTTAACAAGGAAGACGTAACATCTTGCGAATAGTGATTTCCCACCAGCAACGCAGGGATTGTCTTTATTAGTGTTGTCTTGCCGCTACCTTGCGTCTCAGACCAAATGAGCGGCGCTGAACGGATCTTAACGCCGGGTTTTTGCACAACGTGCGCCAAAAACTTAGTGTAATAGTCGCGAAATACCGAATCGTCGATGCGATCAAACACCCAGTTTATTTTCTCTAGTTCTAATGCAGTAGGCTCAATCGGTGTGGGCAATTGGTTGCGGTAGAGATTGGCGTATTGCCCTAGTTTATCGTCGAATATTGCATCTTCACCGGGGTGAAACGCCAGTGAGTCCACAATGCGTTTGGATGTACTGCCTTTAAGAACTTTGACTGGATTTAAGCGTCCTGTCTTGACGCGCGGCATCATGGACGTGAATAAATGCTCAATGGCATTATCACTGCCAATAATCGTGTGGTGCTCCGTATCGAAATAGCGCTCTGCGCCGCGCACGAAGACTAATCGTTTTTCGAGTATCTCAATACTTGCTTGATGCTTCGCGCGGACTGCGGCTTTAAGCTCGTCCTCCGTAGTCTCCCCTACCGCCTCTGCAGACTCGATAGGGAACTCATCGGCATCCGCCGGCAGTTCAGCAACTAGCGCCTGGCCCGATGCCACATGCTTACCAGGACCACTAGAGAAGGATAGCCAATGCGTCTTAAGCAGCGCATCTCCTGGATAGGGTTTGCGCTTTATTCCTTTCGACCATTGGCACCAAATCTCAAAGCCTTCTTGAGCGCCGCCGGTCCCATCATTAAGCTGCATCCCGACTTTCAGCCATTCATCATATTCGCAATTCGGATCATGCTTAAATGCTGCGCGCTTAAGCTTGCTAAGGTCAATAGAGGGGCGCGGCGCAGTCGGCGGCAAAGATTCTACTTCTGAATCTTCGGCCGTCAGGCTGCGCCAAACCGCCAGCAGTCCAGCAGGGATTGAGGGCAGATTGGACCAATGGCCTATCATCGGTTCTGGATATAACCAGCAGTACGGCTTTTTGGTATCTGGATGAATGCTTGGCGGCAAGACATCCTGAACCGAATCGCCTTGAGCGGTAGCGCAGCGTAGTTCAAGGCCGCTGCCTTTAGGTTTAAATGTGCGAAGCG